AATGCCAACACCACTAATGCCACCGCCAACACCACTAATGCCAACATCAGTAATACCACCACCAACATCGGTACCATCAACCACATTAGCACCAAGAAAACCGGGACAACTAAAAAAAACCCACCCTTCTTTTGTAAGCGTCGTACCTTTAAAGTATAAAGAAATAATTATGCCATATATGCAAATACCAAGTCAAGAAATAATTGACGAAGCCACTAGAGTGTCATCTTCACTTGAAGATCAAGTAAATCTCGCAAAGAAAAAAATAAAAGAACTTAACGACACAGCATGGGCTGTAGGATTAAACATACAACTTAACCCTAGGGATGAGCAAATTGAACATAAAATAACCAATAATGATGCTTCATATTGGTTAAGAACGGGTAATATTAGTGAATCACAACTACGAAATATTTTAGGATGGTTAAAAGATAAAATTAATAAACAAATTAACTATAGTGGTGAAGATATAATTTATCTAATTATAGATTTTCAAAATGTTTTTGGTTGTTACCAAGATTTTACTGGTAGAATACCTAAAATAGGGGATCACTATGATCCTGCTAAACTTCGTATAGCTATGAAGGAACTTGCTCATATATTGTGTTCTCAACTTATGCAGTTATATAACATTCCTGACAACGGGGTACCGATTGGTATTATATTATGTGCACAAAATCACAATTTAGACTATAATCCTGATTTTTATAATTTAATAGATGAATTAAATAGATGTTCTAGACGCACTGGTATGCAAGATGATATAATTGTTATAGTAACACATAATAGAGCTGAATTTGATGATTTTATGCTTGCCGTAACTGGTAATATATTGAATAACAATAGATATTATAGATATTTAAAGCAAAAACGATATTACATCTTAACTAGTGACCAACTTAGCGATTTAACAGGTATTGATTTAAGATATGCAGTCATAATAAGTATTGATGTTCGTTTAATTTATTATTATGATATTTATCATAATTCAAAAAGGCCTTTAACCAACCATGAGATACAAGTATATAAAGACTGGTTAAAAACTACAAGTATGTATATACGACCGGTCGAAATGATAGACTCTATATATTGGGATGGAAGACCTTATGTCTATGGTGCATCTTCTAGAGGGGGAACTATCAAATATAAAAAGTCATTACTACATAAACAAACTAGAAAAATAGTCAAGAAAAAATATTCACAAAAACTCAAAAAATATGGTAAAAATAAGAAGAAGACTTTAAGAAGAATAAGACTTTAAGAAGAATAAGACTTTAAAAATAAAATTATTATATTGTTATATTATAATATTATAATATAATAATATTATAATGCCTGCTTCTAGACTTGTAAAGTATAGTATGAAAGTAAAAAAAAATAGAAAAATATATAAGACTAAGTACTCACAAAAAGTCAAAAAATATAGTAAAAATAAAAAAATGAAGACTTTAAGAAGAAGTTACAAAAATAGAAATAATAAAGTGGGCGGCATGTTCAAGAGAAAGAGAGCAAAAGGTGAAACACCGTTAATAGATGAAGACTCTATATCAAAAGGTTCTGTTTATGACCCAGATACTGGATTATGGACATCTAAATCGGCAGGATACACTTTTACCGAATGGCCTAATCCAGAAAAACGTCAAATTACATATTATAAAATACATGAGGACGGTCATATAATAGGTTATGATGACCAAGATGTAGAATGGTCAATTGATGATAAACCATTATATTATACCCAAGGTTTATATTTAACAGATGACAGAATAACCCAAAGAAGCCCACCCGATTTAAAAAATATTCCTGTAATAATGCCATTGAGTCAATATATAGTACTGCGCGAACATCAAAGAACTTTATTACGTAATATATTCAATAATATTAGAGTAGAACTTCGCCCACTACATATTGTTGGTTCTGGTTCACCGTCTGCATTTGTGAATTACCGGTGGAACCATCAGGAGTTGACTGGTGTTGAACTACTTAAAGCTATACTTTCGACATTACTAGATGTTATGAATAGTCATATTCATGGCTGTTGGTACCGTTTTCGTTATGGTGATAACCAAGAATCATATATAAACAATTCAACATTATATAAGGAAATGGCACAGATAAATAAAACTATTGAATTTATTAATGAAGTTGCTGAGGGTGGTACAGATATATATATCTCCGAATATGATTATAAAAATGTGTTTTGGGATGGCAAACTGTTTAAAGGTATGGTTAATTTTATGAAAATAATTATAGAAGATACCGTTCCTCCGTCACAAGGAAGTCCTACGTCATCAGATCTCCTTCCACCAGCAGTGAGTGAAAGCGATCCAAATCCTCGTCCAGATCATCCCCCTTTTCTTGAATTTCTTCAAGCTAATTCAACTGATCTTAAACGACCATTAAAAAAAGGTACTATAGCAGATGTAGTTTTATTACAAAAAAGTATTGCAAAACTTTTTGATAAAAATAACATAATATTACAACAGTTAGCTGAAACAGCTGCCTGGGACCCAGCAGTTGCTCAATATATTCAGGAAAAATCATTCACGCATCCACTTTTTCCGGATGCTATTAAACTAAGTAGAGAAATTAAACGAAGTAGACAAGCCGATCTAATTAGACGAGCTGGATTTACTAGACGAGGTGGACTAAGTAGACAAGAAAGAGGTATTGCAAAAAAAAATAAAACTGTTAAAAAAGGAGGTATGTATAATCCTCCACCTTCAGAAGGCGCCCCGCAAGGCATTTTACCACCTCCCCCTTCTACTCCTCATCTTACTAGTTCATCTGTATTGTCATCAAGCAATTCTATAGGTGTTGGTAGTAGTCAAAATATTTCTACTTCACCACAACAAAGCACTCCATCACCAACATATACGCCTCAACCAATTCTTCCGCTCTCATCGGCACCATTTCTACCATTATATAACCCGCGATCACCTTCAGACCGTCTATGGGAGCCTGTAACATCTGGGCCACCAAATATTCCAGACAATAGAGTTTGGGTGCCAGTAGATTGGCAAGATTTGAACGACTATGGAACTAATATGCCTAAAGAAACTTCGGATGAAATGAGGAGACTTGGTATAATACCAAGTTAGTCCCATAATAATTTTTAAATGTTAAACTATTTTGTTATATAATAAAATGGTAAATAAACAATATTCCAAATAACATTATTCCAAACAATATTATTTAGAACATTATTTTATATTCTAAATAATATAAAATAATATAAAATACTATAAAATATTATAAAATAATATTAAATACTTTTTAAATAATATAAAATAGTTTATAAAATAGTTTATAAAATATTACTATAGAATAATATAGTACTATTATGAAAGTTAGTAATAATACAAAAACTGTTATTAAACTTGCATTTTTGTTTTTTATAGTTCTTTCAACTTTTTATGTATATTATTTATTTAATGATCAAGATAATATTGTTGAAAGTTTTACAGGAAATTATGATTGTTCTGATTGCGAAGTAAAACCTAGTTCGGGTAATTGCATTCCAATATATGATATAAGTTATAAATTTGTTGGTTCAAATTCTCTTCTAGGAAATAGTTTAACTATTTCAAATGAATTAACAGATTTTGTTTTTTGTGAATGGAAACCATCGGCAACCTGTATTAGTAATAATCTTGCTAATCTTCCCAGTCTTGATGACCGACTGAATTATACTAGTGCGCAAATAGCTGATTATCAATCACGAGCAAATAATGTTACTTGTTGTTCCGGTTCTACTAGTAATTTTTACAGTGATTATACTATGAAATATGAAACCGTTCAAAAAAATAGTATTAATCTTGAAGTATGTAAAGCATTAGATGCTTGTTTAAATAGTATATTTACTGCAAATACAGGAGGATTAATGTTTGATGATAAGCGATTTGTTGATTTACAACAACTTCAAACCAATTTTGATTATCGACAAACAAAAAGTTTGTGTAATGATATTTCAAATTCTGTAAATAAACCTGGTTTATTATTTAAAAAGACCGATAATAGTACCAATATTTTTGTTACTCCTAATATTTTACCAAAAGATTTAATAGATTTTATAATGAACTCCAATTTTGCAACATATTTATCTGCTAAGGGACCTGCGGTTCTCAATGCAGAAAGAACTAAAATAAACACTCATCTTCAATTATTTGAATATTTAAATGACCAATTAATGAGTAGACAAACTACTTTAGCACGACGAGCTATTTATGATGATTTAACGACTTTAGAAAAATCAAGATATACAGATGCTAAAAATGATTTAAAAAGAATATATGATGCAAATGGTATTCCTTCAACTAATTATTTAGATATAAAATATAATCTTACAACAAAAACAGGGCAAACCACTTTAAGTAGATATTTATTAAATCCCAGTCAGTTTTTTAATTGTTTCGGAGAAGTTAAAGAAGATAGTACTAGAGTATTTTCTGCAAGTAACTTACTTGATTTAAGTCTTAATGACTATTTTGGAACTGGTGTTGATTCTTCTTATAGTGCGTTTGGTGCTATTACTAGTACTGCGTATCCAAGTAATAATGATTTACAAATGGAATTGGCAAGATTACAACAAATACCTTCTTCTGGAAATGCACCAGTAAGTATTATAAGTACTTATTTAAATGCAATTAATAGTTTTTATCAAAAACAAATTCAAAATTTAACAGGTCCGCGCGACCATGTTTTTAATCAAGAATTGGTATTCGATAATAATACGTTAGAAACAGCAACTCCCACATTTTTTACATATGATGATAAAGCAAACAACTCATATCAATGCCAAGAGAGTGTTACTGGTAATAGTATTTTTAAAGATTGCGGTCCAGCTGCATATGTCGAATTTGCAAAGTTTTAAGTTAATTGTGTTTATTAACAACAATTCTAAACATAGTATATTTAGAAATATACTCTTTTATTATTTTAATAATTTTATAATTTTACTAATTTTGTCATTTTAAGAATTTTAATATTTTAATATTGTAATAATATATAATTATTAAAATGACAAATATATATAAAGGACTAACGCTACCAATATACAATACAAAAGGTAATCATAAAGTATCATCATTTAAACGATTATTAGCACCATTAAAACAAGTAACTCAATTTACTAAGAAAAATTTATACTCAAATCCTAGCACATATTCTTATAGTCCAATTAAACCAACATTTGCTAAAACTAAAACCGCTAGTGATGGTTTATTAAAAACATATGTATTTCCAACAGCAAATAATTTAAATAATATTATAAATAATCATCATAGAACTAATCATCATAGAACTAATCATCATAGAACTAATCATCATAGAACTAATAATCATAGAACTAAGGAATATATCAATAAGAAAACACTAAGCATGTCACCATCACCACATTTTCCACCATTTATTGTAAAAAGTGATAAACATAAATACAAAAGATGTAAACATGGATATAAACGAAATAATATAACTAAGCGTTGCAACAAAAATAAATAGCGATCCTATATTTTTAACTACGCGTATAATTATTTAATAGTTAATATAAATAATTATATAAAAATAATAGTAATAAAATATTAGATGGAAACACTAAATTATTATAGCAATATAAGTGCTATTAGAAAAAATATTGTAACTTATCTTGCCAATTTAAATAATACTAACTCATATAAATATTTGTATGTTTATGGTGAACATGGTATTGGTAAAACAACTATTATTAAAACAATTTTAAATGATCTCAATTATAATATTAACTATATAGATTGTAATTGTAATAAATTAACAATTGAAGAATTATATAATCTATATATAAATAAAGATGTATATTCATTATTTTTAAATAATATTAAAAATAACGCTATTATATTAGATAATATAGGTTATTATTTATACAATGATAAGAGTTATTTAACAAATTTAATTAAATTATTGAAAAAAAACATTAAAATCAAGCATAATAAATTTATGCCTTTTATTGTTATTAATAATAACCAAGAAGATAAAAAATATGGCGAACTGGCGAAACTATCCTATAATTTAAAAATATTTCCACCAAGTAATTTAGATTTGGAAATTATTATAAATAAACACTTTCCAAACATATTATGTTTGCCAAATTATAGTGTTATTATTAAAAATATACTGCTTTATCTAAACAATAAATATTATAAACTTAATAATTTAAACTATTATTATACTAATAATATTATTGAAATAAAATTTGATAATAGTTACAACTATTGCTATAACACTGTAAAAAATAGTAATGCTAATATTAAACTGTTAACTAAAAATTTTTTAGAATATAACTATTGTTTGAAAAATTTAGATATTATTAATTTTTTTGATAGAACAAGTTTAACCTTATTATTGCATGAAAATATTCTAAAATTATTTCCTAATTCTTTAACATTACAAGAATTAAAAATATACAAAGAAATGTTGCAAAATTATATATTTTGTGATTGCATCGATAAAAATATTTTTTTATACCAAATATGGCAGTTAAATGATATTGTTTATATTATTAAAATATATTTTAATAATTTTATTTTACATAAGCATAATTTACTTAAATCTATTAATCTAAATGATATTATTTTTACAAAGATATTGACTAAATATAGCAGTGAATATAATAATTATAATTTTATTTTTAATAGTACTCAAAAATATGGTCTTAATAAAAAAAATCTGTTTTTATATATTTATTCTAAAAATAACCAAATTAATGAAATAGATGATGCTAATAATACATTTAATAATGAAGACGATGAATCCAAATTATTAAATAATAGAATTATGAAACTTATTTCACAATATACAAATTACTCACTGTCTAATTCGTGTAAATTTTTACAAACAACTGATGATGTTATTGGTGACGAATTTTTCCATTAACTAGTGTTCCAAGACATTTTCCAATATCTTCATTTGGTAAGCATTCATAAATAGAATTGTTTAATTCACATATATAGTAGTTTTTACCTTCAATAGTAATTGAAGTTAACTCTTCTTCCTCTTCTTCTTCTTCATCTTCATCTTCTTCTTCATATTCACTTTCTTCCTTTGCCTCGCTTATCTCTTCTTTTGCTTCTTTTGCTTCTTCTGTATCTTCTTCTTCTTTCTCTTCTTCTTCTTCTTCTTCTTCATCTTCTTTTGCTTCGCTTACTCCTTCTTCTTTTTCCTCTTCTTTTGCTTCTTCTTCTTCATCTTCTTCTTTTGCTTCGCTTACCTCTTCTTCTTCTTCATCTTCTTCTTTTGCTTCGCTTACCTCTTCTTCTTCTTCGTCCTCTTCTTCTTCTTCCTCTTCTTCTTCCTCTTCCTCTTCCTCTTCTTCATCTTTTTCGTTCTGTTTGGTAGGAACAGTTTCGGGTGTTGATTTATTAATTACATTATTTTTTAAATAATTTAATTCTATGACTTTGACATTACTTAAACATTCATTGGTATTACTACTATTACATTCAATAACATTTAGTGAAATATTTTCATTAGCATTATTTAATAATTGATATTTATCTAGTAATTCTTTATATTGTTCTAATAAATTATTATACTTATTTTGGAGATCGCAATATTCGGGAAGTTTAAATAACAACATTTTGAAATTTTGCAATAAATCATTATTTTTCTCATTTTTTTCTACATAAACAGACAAATTGGTTTTCAGAGAGTTAGTAATATCAGTAGATAATTTAACAATCAAATTATCAAAATCTTTGTTCATTATAAAGTATATTAGTGCAACTATTTTAAATATATTTAATATATATTTAAAACAATTTTTTGTTAAAATAAAAATTAAAAATTAAAAATTAAAAATTATTTTACATTTATTTTATAAGACTTTTTATTAATATGCTTATTATTTAATATATAGTCTTCATTTTCATCATATAATTCGGGTAATAATTTTGCAAGAGGTTTATCAACTAGTAATAATAGTCTCTCATTTTTTAATAACTTTCTATATTCTTGTATATTTAAATTGCCAAAATATTTTTCCAACATGTAAAATGGGGAGGGGGCACATTTTATATTTTTTTCATAATTGTATATTTTGCAATATACATTATTTAATAAATAATATCTCTCAAATTTTTTTGAGGAATCAACATTTTCATTCATTAAAAATGAAGCAGCGCACTCAGGACTACAAAAATTACCATAGCAATAATAAACACCTTTTAACTCATATTTTGGTATCATTATTGAGTCATTATCAAAATCATATGTGCACCAAAAGCAAGCACATTTTTTAGTAATATTATTACTTTTTAATTGCTTTGATAAATCTTGGAGTTTTTTATATATAATTTTATTATCTATTACATTATCAGTTACTATTTTTTTTTCATATAAAAATGAATTATTTACATTATTTGTATTATTTGTATTATTTGTATTATTTGCATTATTTGCATTATTTGCATTATTTATAAATGTATCTTTAAAATCATTAGTATCATTATTTATTTCATCAAATACATTATAACAATAATTATTATTATTATCAAATTCTGTAATATTATCAATATTAGGATTATACTTCAAATCATTACTAGTTATTTCATTTAATTTACAATTTAAATGTAAAATTATGTTTGGTTTTTGATTTAATTCAACTACTTCTTTCTTTTCTTCTATTAATTTTCCACCCTTGGGTTTTCTCCCTCGTTTTTTATGAACAACATTTGTAGAACTATCAATATTTGGCGTTAATTCATTAATCAAAGATTCGCCGGTTTCTATACTTGTTATACTTGTTATATTTATTATACTATTTGATAAATCTAATAATTTCAAATTTTCATAATACGATTTTGGTCGTCGTCCCTTCTTTTTTGCAATCATTTATTTATATTTAAACTTAATGACTTATAATTTAAATTGTTTTTATTTATTATTTAAATATAACTTCAAACATTAGTATAATAATTATATTAGACTAGTAGTTCAAATTATGAGTATTTCTCATAGTCCTAATATTAATTGGAATGAAAAATATCGCCCAAATAATATTACAAATATTATATTAAGTAAATATAATAAATTACTAATAGACAATATACTTAGTAAAAATTATTTTCCTAACTTACTTTTATATGGACCTCCGGGAACTGGTAAAACCACAACTATTATGAATTTAATTGAAACCTATTTAAATAAATATTATGTGTATAATAGAAAACAAGTTATTCATCTTAATGCTTCCGATGAGCGTGGTATTGAAATAATTAGACATAATTTACATAGTTTTGTAGTATCTGATAATTTATTTTTTGAAGGACCAAAATTTATTATATTGGATGAAGTTGATTATATGACAAAAACAGCACAAATAGCTTTAAAATATTTAATTGAATATTATAGTAATTATAATGTACGATATTGTTTAATTTGCAACTATATTACAAAAATAGATAGCAATTTACAAACCTATTTTTGCAAATTAAAATTTAATTGTATTCCATTAACATATATATTTTCATTTTTAAATACACTATGTATTAGCGAAAAATTAGATGTAACCAAAGACTATTTAAATTATATTATTTATTTATACAATAATGATATAAGATCAATGATTAATCATTTACAATTACATCATATAAATAGTTATATTTATAATAATACTATTTATGAAGAATTATATACTATAAATAATAATAGTGATTATAAAACATTTTTAAAAAAATTTATGTATTTTGAAAAAAAATATAATTTTGACTATAATGAGTTTATCAAAAAATATATATATTACATATTACAACATTATATTACTGAATTTAGTTATGATAAAATAGTCGATATTGAATTTTTTATACATAATTATTCAAAACTTAATAACAAATCAATTAGCATTACTAATTTATATAATTTAATATTAAAAACTTAGTTTATATTAAAAATAATATAAAAAATAATATTAAAAATAATTGAATACTAAATATTAATAGTAAATAATACGAATATTAATATGACAATCGATGATGAATGGTTAGTTTTTTTAGATAACAAACAAGATGATACATTAAAATTAAATGTAAAACAAGAACCACAAAATAGTACATCATTTGAAGAACTTGAAAAATCGTGCTCAAAGATATATATATCAACTAAAACAAAGATACTATTTCTTAGCAAAACAATCAATATATTTGAAGACTTTTGGAAAATACCAATTATTGATTATAATAAACAAATTGAAGGAATTACCAAAAAACAAATAAAAGTGTCTTTTGAAAATGTCGATGACTACAACAAAATGTTATCTAAACTAGAAATACTTACTAATGTAAACAGTAAAATTATTACTCACATTGAAAATGATAGATTTAAGCATACACGCAAAATTAGTGTCGGATTATCTAAAAAAGATTTATTAAATAATCCTAATAAAGAAAAAAGCGCTTTTTATAATTGTTTTGTATTGTTTTTAAGAATTTATTTTAATAATACATTTAAAGAAACACACATTAAAATTTTTAATACTGGAAAAATAGAAATCCCCGGAATTCAAAGTGAAGAACAATTAAATATTATTATACAAAAATTATTAGTATTATTAAAAATGCATATTGATAATACTATTGAATGTAATTATAAAAATACAGAAAATGTGTTAATTAATTCTAATTTTAATTGTGGTTTTTATATTAATAGAGAAATTCTATATTCACTACTAAGAAATAAATATAATATTAATGCAATTTATGATCCATGTTCTTATCCAGGTATTAGGTGTATTTACTATCATAATGCATGTGATAGGGTTGGTAAAATATCATATATGATATTTAGAACAGGAAGCATTTTGATTGTTGGTAAATGTGATGAAGATGTATTAAATATTGTATATAATTTTATTAAAACTATTTTATTAAATGAATATGCAAACATTTATAATGAAGGTAGTGTTAAAAAAATAATCAAGCCACAAAAATCTAGAAGTAAATTTATTACTGTTAATGTTAATTAATATAGTTGATTTACTATAAATAATTTAGTATAATTAATTAGATTTAATTTTTTATTAATTAACTAGATTTAATTATTTAATTTATTATAAATAATACCAAAAAAAGAATTTAAAGTTTATAAATATAACATTAATATAAAATGACTAGTGAAAGTGATAAACAGTTAATTATGCCACCAGCTTCTATTTGGAATCAAATTGCTAAAATTGCTATAACAGAAGACAAACCTATTATGCTAGACTATTGGTTAGACTCTCTTGAAAAAAAAGTATTAATTGGTGTAAAAGAAAACAAGGAAAAGTTATTAGTTAAAAACGCAGAAGAATATACTAGTCCAATAGTCAAAATATATAAGATGGATGAAACATATATAATATGCACTGAAAATTCTATATATTTGACCTCTGTCAAAATTGAAACGCGCAGAATTAGTTCTTAAAGTGAAAATATATTAAGTTACATGTAATATTTTATATAAATTATTGACAAAAAAGATAATTTCTATTGTGTCTTCTTCAATTGTAAAATAATTATTAATATATTTAATAATATTTTTAATAATTAAAAATTTGTTTTCTTCAGAAATGTTTGTTTTTGTATGTTTAATGTAATATAAAAAATTTTCTAAAATATCTATTATTGAATATCCTTTAGCTATTAAGTTTAAAATATAATCTAAGGCATCTTTTATTGAACAATTGGTGCATTTATATATTAGCGTATCAAAATCATTAATTATAATATCTGATACAATATCTAAATGTATTAAATCTTCTAAACTATTAAAGTTGGTGTATAATAATTTTAATTTTTCAATATTATTTATTAAATTATTTATTGAATTATTTGACAAAGTAATAATATATTTTTTTATAGCTTCATCTATTATTAAATTTTCACTATTTAAAATAGAATTTAAAATAGAATTTAAAAATAGATCATCTATTTTTTTAAATTCAATAATATCTAACATTTCGTATAATATTAAATTAATTTTCAATACATTTGATGTTGATAACAAAAAATATATATTAGATCTGTAATTTTTTATTAATTCAATAAAGTTTAACTGAATTGCTTCTGAAAATAGTTCAACATCTTCTATTACTATAAATTTTTTATAACCATTGTTTGTGTAATTGTTTATAAATAGTTTGATGTCATTTTTATAAAAATTAATACCTTGATCTTTTAATATTGTAATATAACATACATTAGAACTTATTAAAAAATTATTATAGTTGTAATAATTATTTATAATTATATTGATAACACTTGATTTACCACATCCAGAGTCTCCATGAAGAATAAAATTATAATGGTTATTAGAAATAAAATTTTCTAATATTTTCATTGTGTTAGTTTCAAAATAACAGTCTTGTATTTTTTTTGGTTTATATTTATTGATTAACAAATCATTCATTGTTGTTATAGTTTATTATAGTTTATTAGTTAATATAATTTAAGTAATAATTTGTACTATTAATTATAACTATTAATTAAAACTACTTCTATGAATGATTATGAACAATATTTTACAATTTTGAATTTGTCTAATAGTGCTAGTTTACAAGATATTAAAAAAGCATATAGATTATTATCTATTAAATATCATCCTGATAAAAATAACCAGACTAATTCCGATCTATTTAATAAAGTTAATGAGGCTTATGTAAAATTAACTACTAATTTTAGCACAATTCAAATTTGTCTCCAAAATATGAAATTTCAACAATCAATGACACTTCAAAATAATAGTAGTCATAGATTAGTAAATAGTCATGACTTGGTCAATGGTCGTGACTTAACCAATGATCATGGTTTTGCAAACGGATATGGATTAACCAATAATAACAACAATAACAATAACAATAACAATAACAACATTAATAACAATATTAATAATTATCAAGATATAATAATTACTTTAAATATTAACTATTGTGATGCATATAATGGGGCATCTAAACCGGTAACAATTGAACGAAAACTTGTTATAAATAATGTTATTAGTCATGAAATGGAAACATTATATATAGTTATTACTAAAGGTATTGATACTAATGAAATGATTATATTACAAAACAAAGGTAATATATATATTAATAATGCTACAACCAATTATAGCAATATTAAAATAATAATAGTATTAACTAAACATGAATACTTTGAGAGAAATGGACTAGATCTTATCTTTTTAAAAACAATAACTCTTAAAGAAGCACTTAGTGGATTTACTTTTAGTCTTGTTCACATTAATAATAAACATTATAATATTGTTAGCAATGAAATCGTAGACTTCAAATATGAAAAAATTATAGCCAATTTAGGTTTTATTCGCGATTCATATGTTGGTAATTTAATTATTAAATTTAATATTATATTTCCTAAAATTATTTCCCAAGAAAATAAAGTGCTCTTGCAAACACTGTTATAAATAGTGTAGTATTAATATGTTTCATTTGAAAGTAATAAATATTTTGATAAAATTGTATTTGCCTCTAACACTTGTTTAGAGGATAATTTACAAAACCAATTATATTTTGAGCGCTTTAATAACTCATTTGATGGTATATATAAAGCATATGCATTAGCGTGTAATTCTAAAAAAGTGGAACTCATTATTTCTTCTAAATTAATCATGGCATTGTTTATATCTTTTGTTCCTATATATCTTCCATCTATAATATTTATTTCATCATTTTCTCCACATTTTAATAACCATTTGCTAACTTGATCTTCAAATTCAGCAGAACTTGTAAAATTTGTTCCATAAATCATTTCCATATGCTTGATTAATCGTTTCATAGTAGGGCATTCTTTAACACAACCAATTAATTTTATAGAAGGCATATAGTCAACATTATAAGCATTTGCACCATTATTTTTGAATTGTGCTGTTACAATTTTATTAGAACTTAATACTTTTTCATATATTTTTTCCAAAGATTTGAATAATATAAATGAATTTTCTATATACATTCCGCCATATTTATATAATAATTTTATAATATTAAGACTACGTAAATTGTCTCTTATTGGATAGGCTACTTGATTTAAATCAATGCAATTATGTTCTAGCAATTTACAGAATGAATCATCATCAATAATAACAATGTGAAAATAATCAGAACATTTATTAATTATTGTTCTTATTGTTAAATATAAGTAGTCTTGATTTAATTCATTGCTATTTCTAGAACCAAATGATTCCCATTTTCTACTATTTTTAATATAATCTATATGTATCCATAATATTGGTTTTTTTACAGAACTTAATGCATCTATTGTATTATCGATATCATCTTCTAATAAATACTTTTTTATAATATTCAAATCTTCTTGTTGTGAATTTGAGTCCACATTTATTTTAAATTTATTATAAATATATCCGGCAGCAGCCAATATTAATATGCTTATTACTAAATTATTAAAATTATAGTTCATTGCACTTATATATTATATATTTTATAAAATTTTATATTATACTATTTATAAAATTTTATATTATACTATTTATAAAATTTTATTTTTATAAAATTTTATTGGTTTTAATATTGTCCATGATATTTACTTTGTTCTTGTAATGGAATAGGAGAAATAGTTTGAGACGGACGTATTATTGCCGTTGGAGAAATATATGTATTACTATATGTTTCTAATGGAGATCTTGAACTTATTTGTGACATACAAAATTCGTTGTAAGCATTTGGTATATTAGTTGTTGAACTTTGAGATATATCACAATACTCATTATAGGCTAATAATTTTTGTGATGAATATAGTTGAGGTAATGTATGTAATGATAATGCTGGTTGTTTTACTTTCTTTACATTATATTTTGGCGGTGTTAAAAATGTATCCAAATTATTTTCCATATTACAATAATCATTGTATGCTATTGGATATTGTACTTCATCATTTTTTGGTTTACACTTTGTAGAATTATAATTAATAGGGTTCAAATTTACATTAATATTACTGTAATTTTCATTAAATGTATCAAATAATAGTAGTGCTATTATTATAATCAATAGCAATATTAATATTGCTATTATTATACTATTTGTCATATATAAATATTTATATATATTTATATTTATAAATAGTTAGTTTAATCGTTTTAAATTAGACCAAAATTTCTCATTTTTTTGCTTATTTACTTCATCTTGTTTAATTAAATTATATGCCCTCATACATGACAATGCATTTTCATGCTCTTTTGATTTATTTAAATAATTTTTAGCGTCATTCTCTTGGAGCGGAACTAATGATTGACTTGCACGTTTTAATCTAATATCTTCATATGAACTATAATTATTTACATAGTCTTCATTTGTTACTGGTATTATACTTTCTGTATGTGCTTTTTTTAAATCTTCATATTGAAATTTACTAAATAATCCCGAACTATAATCTTCTGGTTTAGAATTTGTTAAATCGCAATAATGAGTATTGTTAAACTCACTTATTTCTTGTTTCTTAACTAGCATTGAATTTCTAAGATGTTGTTTTTTTTCTTCCATTATTTTATTCATAGTATTTAAATCTTTACATACTATTGTTTCTTCATCATTTGCGTTATTAAGCCATTGTGCATAACCATTTTTTTCATAATCATTTGATATTTTCATAGTATTAAATTGTTCGTTAAACCAACTATTAAATTCGCTTTTGGATTTTGTGCTAATTATTTTATGTATTAGTTGTTCGTTTATTTCATCTTTATCTGCATTATAATTATCATTATAATTATTTAAATTTGTTAATGAACTATGTTTCGTTCTAAAATTATAAATAGCAAACAAAATTTTATAAGCACTCGAGAAAAATAAAAAATAAGTCTTATCTAATCCCGATTTGTCTGGGTGACTTGCTAATACCTGTTTTTTTGCATTCTTTAAATCTTCTTCATTAAATTGTTTACTTATGTTAAATAACTTTAATATATCATTATAATCATAATTAGTAATGTCTAAATCCATGTTATTTAATTATTAAATACTTTATAATTAAATAGTATAATTAATTATTTATTATAATTTATTATTATTTATTATAATTTATTATAATTTATTATAATTTATTATAATATAAATGAATTCACAGCAATTATCCGAATCAACATCTGACGAATTGATTGGTCATGGTTTATACTCATCGTGGAGGGCAGATGATAATTATTCTTCGCGAGGAGGAGCTTGGCTGATTTGCAGAGGAGATTGCTGCCACCCACCCCGACAGAGATAGAGGCAGCTACGAAGAGGGTGGAGGCAGCAAGAGAGGAGGTAATTAGGGCGCAGTTGGCAAAGCAGTCAGCATTGTTAACGAATTACTTTCCCACGGATCGTGCGCCTAGGGACGAATCTTTAGCACATTTTGATATATTACATAGACAACAAATGCTGGGACCATGGCCAGACCACATAAATAATGAAGCGATTCAAACAAGAATTGATGCCCCAGCAAAAGCAGTTGAACAACATAGGAATTCTTTGTTAGGAAAGTGGATTACTTCTTGTCGAGGACCACCGCGCAAACCTGTTGGTGGTAAATTATCTAAGCGTCGTTTTAGGAAAAATAAAACGAAAACAAAAATAAGAAGGCATAAAAATACAAAAAGAAGAAGAATATAATATTTAATATTATTAATTTATTACAAATATTAAATATTATATTAATATAAAAATGACTTCGCATCAATTATCCGAATTAACACCACAAGAGTTAGTTGAACATGCTTATAGCATATTGAGCGAGGCAATGGAGGTGTGGGGCGAGGCACAGAATAGGGCCGCGACAAATGCGGAGAGGACGGCGACGGAGATGGGGGCGACAGAGGCGGCAGTTAGGGCTGTTGCTGCAGCAGCAAGGGAAGCTGAGTACTAAGTGGGGCACGTTAGAGTTAGGCCGGCAATTGAGGCGTTCTCGGGTGCGAGGTTCCAGGATAACAGGGCAAAGGCTATAGCTAATTTAGATATATTACATAGACAACAAATGATAGGAGAATGGCCATCTGAAACAAATCAAGCTGTTGTAGACGAAGCAATGAACAGAGCCGCTAAATTATCGAAGCGTCGTTTTAGAAAAAATAAAACGAAAACAAACAGAAGAAGAAGAAGGATGCATAAAAATACAATAAGAAGAAGAATTAATTAAGTTGAATACTTAATACTCTAATTTATTATACACTGGATCTCTTTAAGGAAGTCTATATTGGGTCTTTATATTTATAAGTTTGTGCCATTGATAATGCGGACCGAGCTCTCCATTCATTAGCTTTTCTCTTCATTCCGGTGGGTTCTGGAGTTCGGGGTGTAGCTAAGTTACTTCTTGATAAAGAACGCCTAGATGCCGGCGGCTCTTGTGATTTCCTTGATGAAGAACGACTAGATGCCGGCTGTTGTGGTGATTTCCTTGATGAAGAACGATTAGATGCCGGCTGTTGTGGTGATTTCCTTGATGAAGAACGACTAGATGCCGGCTGTTGTGGTGATTTCCTTGATGAAGAACGATTAGATGCCGGCCGTTCTGGTGATCTTCTTGACGAAAAACGACTAGATTCCGGTTGTTGTAGTAATCTTCTAGATAAAAAATGACTAACCGGAGATGTTAGGTGTGGTATATGTATTGCAATTGCAGGTCTTGATCTTTTAATAAGCTTAAAGTGCGCCCGCTCATCATGTGTTGGGTAAACTCTTAGTTTAAAATATGTTATTATCCCCAAATATGTTAAAATCAAATTGCTAACTGTATTAAAATAATTTGGATTCAAGTCATTTCCCTCTAGTTGCATCTTTAATATATTTAATAATTCATGCTCTAAGTCATTTAGTGCTTGTTGAGAGATATTTAATTTTCTTCTAGATATATTTTCTGGTATATTTTCTACTTCTGTGTTTAATAATGAGATTATTTCTTGAAGTCTCTCCCATTCATACATATCCCTGATTTGGCCGGTGTTTACCATTCTTATTATTTCTGAAATGTTTAACTCACTAATCTTATCATTATAAAACTGTCGCGCATAAAGGTCTCCCTTAACATTTCTAATGGAATTTAAAACAGTAATGTAAGCCCTAGTCCAATGCGTGTCTATTCCAGTTAAAACACTTGCTTTTAACCGATCAACGACTGGAATATTTGACCAGTCACCAATATTGTTTTCGTTACCATGAATAAACCAATCGTACACCGATATCCCCGTTTGGGGTGGGTCTTCTGGTGGCGGATCTCTTCTATATAAATTACCCAGTCTACCAGTTACATAATTTCTCATCCTACGCATCCTACTCATAATATTTGGTATTCCCCCTTTCATTTTATAAGTTAAATTAGTATACCCATTTAATTGTCTATTATATAACCCTCTATATTTTCTAAATGTTCTCTTTTTTCTAAATGTTCTCTTTTTTCTAAATGTTCTCTTTTTTCTAAATGTTCTATTTTTTTTCATTTATAATATATTACTATATAAAAAATATTTATTAATCATTCTTCTTTAATATAACTGCTCGAGCACAGTTTTTTAATTATTTTATCTTCATTGGTTTCTTTATTATTTGCGATTGCTACTAATGTATGTGTATAATAACTTTGCTTTGATTCATTATTTTGAAAATCTGGGTTCTCTTTTGTCCAATTACTTAATGCACAAAATTGTTTGGTTGATATATCTTTTATTACCTTTTTTATTTTTTCTTTATTAATATCTTTTTCCCAATTATCATCTTCTTTTATATATAATGACTCTCGTTTAATATCCGTACAATGAATTGGTCTTTGATATAAATCTAGTTTGCTCATATTTTCAATTATTACATTACTTAATCCATTTACAATCCCATTTTGCTTTGTATAATCTAATTGTTGCAAACTAACCTGTATTGACTTAATAAAATCACTCATATTAATAGCATCTTTACATCGTTCATTCAAAAATACATTAATATTAAATCGATTATTTTGAACATTATTATTATTATTTCCCAATTTTGGTATTAATTCTTTTATTTGTTCTTGTTGTTTAATCATGTGATCTTGTTGATTCACAATGATTGTTCGCATTTCTTTATTATCATTTAATAATCTAAAAATTAAATCATTACATAAGGTCATATTTGCATTTGAACTTTCACAAAACTCAATAGAATTATCAAGTGTGCGCTTTTTTGCGCTGTTTTCTATAATTGTTTTACATTTTTTAAGATGATTATGCAATGACCCCCTATATGGATATGATTTTCCGCAAACACAATTAAAAATTGTCTCGCTAACTTTATTTTCGGCGCTTTTTGTTGTATTTTGTTGTATAAATGTTGTATTTTTATGTTTTGCTGTGGACAAATGTCGCTGGTAATCATTTTTTTTACACGATTTATAGTTACAATTTTCACAAACAAAAATTTTTGCGCTTTTTTGCGCTTTTTCGGTTGTCATTTGTTGTATATTTATACAACAAAAAAAGCGCCTAAATCCTTTTTTTTTATTAATTTATATTTATGGTTTGACTGTTTTTTGACATATTTTTAAATTTTTAAACCTTTATGCTTATAAAACTGAAAAATGCATAAAAATCACATAATTTTATATAATAGTATTCTTATTTTAAAAATGGACATTTTAAAATGTCCAAAAATGAAAAAAATTCTGAAAAATAAATTTTGCAAATTGTTACGATAAAAAAAACAGACTATTTACAAATTTAATAATCAAAGCATTATGCTAAGATAATTGAAAATCGTGATTTTTTGGATTTTTAAAGTTTGCAATTAAAAATTCAAAATTACAAAAATTCAAAAATTCAAAATGTAATTGTGCAAAATTTATTAACAAATTTCATACCATTTTGCTTAACTTATTGTTATTCGAATAATATTTTTTATGATGTAAATGGTTTGACTTTTTTTCTAGTATAATAATTTTTTTTTTTATATAATTTATTGGATTGTTTAAATTTAGCAGCTACATGTTTTATATGTGATTTTTTCTTTTTTTTGCCCGATGAAGAAGTTAGCAAGCGTTTAGATTGTTTATGTAAAAAGTCCATTACTTGATCTGGTGTTTTAGAGGAATTACCAACAAATTCCATATCAATTATAGTAAAAACTCCGTCTCTAGTTATCATTGCTATAGAACCATTCGGTTGTCTTAGTGGAACTTCAAAAGTAAGATAGACGTCGTTTGTTACACTTAAAAATTTTAGTTTTGTATATAAGTTTAATAAAATTTCACTTTCTTTATATGATGTAGTGGTTTCTAAATCAAGAGTATTACCAAAAAATGAGTATTTGAATTTTCTTAAATATTCCACTTTTACAAGTATTCTTATAATTATATTTGAGTCCGTAAATCTACATGCAACATCTTGTATTAAAGATGTAGACATAAATATAGGCAATTCAAATATATCATTAACTTGTAATGCTAATAACTCATTTATAATATTTTGGTATCTTTCAGAATTGCTTCCATGATATAAAATAATGTTGTTACTGATTGCTTTAGACGCAAGTGGGAATAACTGCATTATTGCATATTGACTTACTATTTGTTCTAATAATTGTTCTATAATATTTATTCTAGTAAATCCAAATTGTGCACCATGTGTTAAAATTTCTCTAACATAGCTATTAAATAACTGCTTATTGTTTGCACTGTCATATTTTAATATTAATAAAAAATTATTTATTAATTTAAAAAAGAACGGCATCTTACCATCGCGATCCCAAAATTCAACAAGGTCTTCCCATTCATACTCATGCGTCCATCTATATACACTATCAAAGTCAGAACTAGCCATTTTTTGTCTAGTTCCACGCAATGTTGTTATACTAGCTTTAGGAAACTGAAATTGCATATTTTTAATTATATTATACTTATATAATTAAAAATAATATAAGTATAATATATTATATTACTATAAAATGCCTGAAACAGTAAGTGAAGAAGATTTAAAAAAAAAGCAATCATTATTAGGAGACAAAGAATTAATAGTTATTAAATTCACGGCAACTTGGTGTGGACCATGTAAAGTAATTAAAGACTGCTGTAATAAATTTTTAGCAATAAAACCAAATTCTATTCAATATTATGAAATTGATATTGATGAATCATTAGAATTGTATATGAAATTAAAAAAAATGAAGATGGTAAATGGAATACCCGCAATTGTAGTTTTTAAAGGTGGTCTAAAAGAACATTGGTTTATTCCAGATGACATTCATATTGGTTCTAATGTTCCACAATTAGAACAATTTTTTATAAAATGCTTAAAGTATGCAGTTTAAAATAGCATTATTAAAACTAACATGTTCTATTTCTGGAAAAATTACATGACCTTCATAAAAATATTTACAAAATGCATATAAAAACTCATAGTCTTCACTATAATATTTTGCATAGTTAGTCAATAAATAGGCCTTAATTTTTTCAGGAAGTAAATGTAGACTATTTTTTGGCAAAACATAGGCCAATAATACATTAGTATTTAAAATATTATAATCTTCTAACATTGTTAATTCACTATTAAAGTATGGTATATATACATATAAATCACATAATAAAGGTGGATAATGATACTTATAGTGTAAACTCCAATTCTTGCAGTCACCAGAATAATAATTCTTAACCCATTGTAGTGTTTCTAAATAGTTTACACATAATAGTTTAATATTAGTATTAAAGTCTTTGTTTTTTGAATCAATGTTACATAATCCATAATAATATCTATGTTGCCAATCTTCTTCATGTGGATTAATATAATGTTCAATATTTAGATCCCATGATGGCATAGAATTAAACTTATGCTCTAACTCTTCGCTAGTTGTTTCAGGATAATATTTTTTGCCCTGCTTTTCGCGAATATTATATACTTCTTTAATAAATTGTTCTTCATTTTCGGCAATTTTTTTTATGTATTTTTTAAAAGAATGCCAATTTATTGAATCTTTATTTATAATAAATTCATTAGATTTAAATAATTTTTGATATAATTCAAGTAAAATTGTAAAACCATTAATTCTAATATTAATTGCAGGAAAATGAGGTAAAAAGTCATTGCCTAATAAGAAACAAATAAATATGTAGTCTTCTATTTTATTATAATAATCAGTAGAACGCTCAATTGCTAAATTATTTGTATTTGTGTCTTGATTTGTTATTAATAAATATATAATATTTGCTAATTTATTTATATTAATAATATATTTTTCATTTGGGTCAAGTGATTTATCTAATGAACTAATAAATAATGGTGTTTCTCTATACAAAAATATATTTTGTGTATATTTTAAGTGATTTAATGAAAGCATAAATAAATCTGAGTCCATACCATATAGTACATTTGTTTTAGAGTGTAATGCACTATTGTTCCTAAGAATAGCAAATAGTTTATGTTCTCCTTCGCCATGTTCGTCAGATAAACTTAAATTAACAGTTATTATGTTATTATTTGAATTATAAAATTGTTTATTATTAAAATACTCTTTTAGCAAGTTATTTAGATTAGTCATAAAAATAGTTCCAGGTGTTATTGCGCAACTATCCCATATACAGTCTTTTTTCAATATTTTATTTTGAAAAGCAGTCTTATATCTACGATTTTTTTGTTGATTGATTTTAGCAAAAGGTGGAACACCATCAAATGCAATATAAATGTTTTCTTGTGGTTTAATGCTTAAAATAATTTCTTCAATCTTAACTATTACATTTTTAACAATTGTAATTTCATAATCATGTTTGTTTACATAGTTAGTAATATTAAGAGAGTCATATATAATAGAATTAGAGTCTATAAATAAGTTATGTATGAAGTCTAAAGTATCCAATTTTGACACACATTGCCTATGTTTTTGAATTAAATAACTAAAATAATATGGGATTCCCATGATTCGCAATTAGTTTTATATAATTATAAAATTATTGTTATATGTTAATAATATCAATTTTATAATTTATGATTTATATATTTACATAATTGTAAATATATAATATTATTATATATATTATTTATTATACTATGGGAAGTGGACAGTCAGCAGAAAACGACGCACAAAATTTGACAAATCAAGCAATAATTGAGTCTACACAAGCAGCAGAAGATGCTATACAAGTAGAAGACGCAAAAAGAAAAGAAGAAGAAGCAAGAGCCGCTGTAGCAGCGGCAGAAACAGAGCAACAAAAAGAAGAAGCAAGAAAAAGGCAAGAAGAAGCAAAAAAATTGCAAGAAGAAGCAGAAGCGACAGCAAAAGCATCATTAGAAAAAGCAAACGAAGCTGCAAAAGTGGCAAGAGAAAAAGAAGAAATAGCAAGAAAAATAGTAAGAGAAGAGGAGGAAAATGCAAAAGCAGAAGCAGAAGCAGCCAGAAAAGAAAAATTTGAGCAGTCATCTAGTCCAATAGCAAGAGAAGCAAGGAAATCAGAAAACCAAGATAAACCCAAATCAAAGGCAAAATTAGAGTTATTTAATATTCATATGAGTTTGACAAATTTATTACAATATATATCATTTAGTTCACCATTATTATTAATATTTTTCATTACTTTGTACTCAATAATACAAAATAACTATATAAGTGGACTAATATTTAATATGGGTATTATAATTATATCATCAATAGTATATATATTAAAACATGTATTAAAAAATAAACAGCAAAGTAATGCAAACCCATTTTGCAATGTTTTACCCTCACCATTCAGTGTTAGAGCATATGATGAAAATATTGGTCCTCATTATTATGATTCTCCATCATTTAGCAGTGCAGTTTTATCGTTTTCAGCAACATATTTAATTTATCCCATGGTAATAAATAACCAACATAATGTTGGTTTATTAGTAGTTTCTATAGTATTAGTATTAATAAATGCAGTAACAGAGTTTCTTTATAAATGCAGTGGATTATTTGGTATAACACTAGGTATTTTACTAGGTATAATTGTTGCATTATTATATTATTCATTATTAATGTCTTCGGATTTTAGTAGACAATATACATTTTTTACAGATACTATAAGTAATAATATTCAATGTAGTAAACCAGGAACTCAAAATTTTAAATGTAAACTATATAAAAATGGAGAGGCAATTGGACAAATATAGTCGTTAAACTAATTAAGTATTATAATAAATCTTGTTTAATTATTAAAAGTGCATCCATTATTTTTGGAAATAACATTTTCTTAGTAAGAGAAAACCCCATCAAATGAGGATTTGATATTTTGCTTGAATATATAATGTTCAAATTATTATACAATGAATTTATATTAACATTATCGTATTTATCTAAATTTATATATTCATAGATTGGTTTATTTAATTTTTTATTAACAATATTATGAAAATTAAAGACAAATTGTTTAAAGTCTTCCTTTGTTTTAATGTTATTAAAATTAAAACTATTTAATATGTTTGTTGCGTCTTTTGAACATTCAGGACATGGCAATGTGGTGCATATATTCTTTAAAATGTAAATGAGTCTATCTTTATGATATACAAATCTGTCTTCTCTAATTTTACAAGCTAATCCATGAAATAATCCCCATATATTAGGACCCCAAATTTCAATAGAAATAGTCATTATTAATAGTTTTATATTATTATAATTATATAAAATTTTAAATTAATTGTATAAAAATATATAAATATATATAAAAATATATAAATATGTATATATTAATAGTAAATTGTATAAATGGATTTATTTAAAAGTTATTTATGTCAAGGCGATGATGGAGAAGATCGTGATTTTTCTTTAAATAATAGTTGTTTAATAAGTGGAGAACCACTAGATCAAAATCATATTACACTAGATTGTAAACATAAGTTTAATATTAATGAATTATATAATGAAGTTGTACAGCAAAAAACCAAATATAATTTGTATTCTAATAAGATAAAGATTAAGTACAATGAAATAAAATGTCCATATTGTAGAATAATAACACCTAAATTATTACCATATTTTAAATATTATAATAATAATGTAATTTATGGTGTAAATTGTCCTCAACATTTAACAATGCAACTATATGAATGTGAATACAAAACAAAGAAAAATAGCAATTGTGGAAAAAATGCTTGTGTAACAAATTCTGGTATTTTTTGCAATAATCATATAAAATACACTTATAATGAAGAACAAATAATAAAAACATTAGATAAAAATAACATTGCTTCTCTAAAGAAGAAAACAATTAAAGAGTTAAAAGATGAACTAAAAAAAAACTCCAAAAAAACATCAGGAAATAAAGATGAATTAATAATTCGATTGGCACTTACTAACACATTAAATGAAGAACTTGTTAATGGTGATTAATAAATTAGTAATTAATAGTAGTTAATAATAATTAAAAAAATATAATATTTAAAAAGATAATATAATAATATAGTATTATTATTATATTAAAATCCACAAAAAAATATGGGGGATACAAAGCAAGTATTAATAAACTCAATTAAAGAGTGGATTACTATTAACTCAAATATTGTTTCAATTCAAAAACAGTTAAAAGAAATGAAAGAAAGAAAGAAAAATATATCAACATTATTGATTAAAATTATGGAAACCAATGAAATAGATAGAGTTGATATAAATAATGGTAAATTATTATATAAAAAGACAAAAGTAAAAGCACCAATAAATAAAGACTATTTAACAAAAATGTTAGATGATTACTTCAAAGATAATCCAGAAGTAGATAGTAATCATATATGTGAGTTTTTGTTGGAAAATCGCCCAATAAAAGAAAACAGTGTATTAGTTATAAAACAAAATAAATAACATATTATAATATAATATAGCTATGGCAATGTTGTCAAATATAACAATATCATTAATACTAATATTTATTTTAATAATTTCAGGATATTTAATAAGTGCATTTTTTGATTTAGAAATAGCCTATTATATGCCATATATATTATGGTTGTTAGGATTAGTTATATTTAATATGTTTTTAGATAAACAACATGTAAACATTTATAAGAAAAAAAAAAATGAGTCCGGCGAAGAAATGTAAAATAATCTCTCATTTCTGCATACAAACTTGTATCTTAAGTCTATTACTATTATATAACATACTCAACAAATGAACCACTTGAATTTGTTCGCTCTATTACTTTATATTCATAATTTTGTGGAAATAATTTAATCAATAAATATTCAAATAAGTTTTTAAGCATATCTAATAACATGTCTGATTATATAATTATATAAAATACATAAAATACATAATTATATATAAGAAATCAATTTTTATAATACATACTATATATTTAATCTCTTAATAGTTGGTTAATAAAATTATTTCTTGCATTAACTACGCCTGGTTTACCACAACTATCATTTGCAGTAACTTGATTATCGTGAATTCTATAATATAGTAAATTTTCTTGAATATTATATAGCTTGCCAAATTTTTTTAGTAATTTTAATTCAAGTTCAAAGTCTTCATATAATGAATGAGTATGTATGTTATAATTACCAACTTCTAACACTGCCGATTTTCTATAACATACACATGGATGATTTACAAACCAATGACTAGGCGATTTTTTATAGTCTTCCCATTTTAATAAATGGGGATGATTAGTTTGACCTTGAAGAACTTTGGTATTGTTTAATTCTTTTAAATAATGAGCATTACAACCCACAATAGCACAATCTTTATTATTTTTCATAAATTCAATTTGTTTAATAAAACGATCGGCCAAACATATATCATCACTATCAACTTTAATAATGATTTCGTTAGAACACATTATAATGCCTTTATTTAAACTATAACCAATGCCCATATTTGTTGGCCATTTTTCATAAATTATTTTTGTAAATCGCATTTTGGCTTTAAATTCGTCGAGCGTCTTTTCTAATAATTGTGTGCTTAATTCATTTGAACCATCATTTATCCATACCAATTCTATTCCAAAGTGTCCGTTTTGTTGTTTAATCGAGTCTAAACATTCTACCACATATTTATGATTTGTATTATAACTACTTACTAAAACAGAAATCCATGTTTTAGGTTCTTTATAAATATCTTCTAATTCAATAGTATTCATAATTTCATAATTTTGTTTTGTTGAACCCCATTCTTGGTATGCATAAACAATAGAATGTCCCATATATTGTAGTCCAGTAAGATGTTTAGGTAAAAAATAATAACTTGGATAAATAACTACATCTGGAAACAACTTAGTTAATAACAGATTTGTTAATAATTCGGGTCCTACAGTTCTCCATGCCATTTTCCCAGTTTTTGCTCTACTAACTTGATTAGTTTTAATATAATCAATTGCCCGTCTGGGCAATGGATGATTTTTTGGAAATGCCATAGTCCCCGTTGCAACTAGACCATGTCTTGCAATTTCGTTTTCATAACCGCAAAATGGTTTATTTTGGTCTAGTAAATAGTTAAACGGTTCAATACAAATAGAATCTGCATCTATAAATAATCCTCCATAATGATATAATATTTCCCAACGTATAATATCGGCTTTACCATTAATTTCTTCTATTTCATTAATTTTTGATATACATTCCAAATGTAGACCTCGATTACGAATTTCTTCTTCATTCCACATTATATATTCATAGTTGGGGTGCTTAGTCTTCCAAGTATCCATAAATTTTGAAGGTCGAGATTTTGGACCAATCCACAATTGATGAATAATTTTCGGAATAGAATTAAAATTGGGATTAGTCATAAATAATATATATTATTTTTAATATTTATATATTATTTTTAAAATATAAATAAAGTAAATTATAGTAAATTATAGTAAATTATAGTAAATTATAGTAAATTATAAGATTGTAAGTATTCCTGTAATTCTTCTTTTGTTAGTGGGTTAATTTTACTATTATAGTCTTTCATATTTTCGGGTAATATAGATTTAGTATAAGTAAATATTGAACTAATATGATAATAATCATCTTTTTTTTCAACACGCGAAGATTGTGTTTCGTTAATTAATGACTCTAACATTTTTTCTCCGGGTCTAATAGCAATAGTTTTAATTGGTTTATTATATTTTTCAGAAAAAAGTTCAAGTAAATCAATAACATTCATTGAAATTAATTTTGGTATAATAGTATCTCCTGAATTTCCATTAATAACAGCATATTCAATTAGGTCAACACTCTGTTCTAAAGTCATAACAAATCTAGTCATCTCTTTATGTGTTAATGTGAACTCTGTCTTATTTACATCGTTACCTATATTATGCAATAACGGTATAATACTACCACGCGAATTTAATACATTACCATATCTAATATTTACAAATTTTATAGTATTAATGTAATATGCTTTTTCAATAATAAGTTGTTCGGAAATTGCTTTACACATACCATATGTATTAATGGGACTACATGCTTTATCGCTGCTCACAAATAATACAGTTTCTAATGTTGGATATAAAGAACTTTTGTGCTCTTCTATTGTATCAAGAATATTTTTAACACCCAATAAATTTGTATTTAAACACTGTTCCTGATTAATCTCGCATTGATCAACATGTTTCATAGCGGCCGCTATAATTATTATATTAGGATAGACACGCTGGATTGCATTATTAACTTTGTCTTTATTAATTATATCTCCAATTATAAAATGCAAATTTTTATTATTTAAAAAATCTAATTTCATAAGCCAATGCTTGCTTTCATCTCTAGAAAAAGCATAAATATTATTGCTATTAATATATCTTTTTGTTATTTCATAACCTAATGAACCTGTTCCGCCAAAAATTAATATTTTCTTATTAGTAAGAGTCATATAGTAATAATAATAATAATAATTTATATTTAAATATATATTATTATTATTATGAAAATAAATTATATACATTATTTATATAACTAATGTATATATCAAAATGATTGTTCTAATTTATAACTTAAATTTATAAATAGTTTTACATTTATTTTCATCGGCTCTTAGTAAGCGAATAGCATCTTTTTGTTTGTTCTCTTCTTCATTTGGATGTTTTATAAAAAACGCTTTTTTTCTACAATTATCATATGGTTTTTTATGATTTTTACTTAAGTATGATATTGTTAAAAAGATGCGTTTACTATTTTCATCGCAATTTACAGGATATGGATTTCCATGCCAAGCATTATTTGTATTATTAAATAATATCATTTTGTTAAATGATGGTAAAATTTTAATTATTTGTTTTGTTAATTTTGCATTATCATCTGTAACACTATCACCATCCCATAATTCTAAATGACCTCCATTACTATCATTCCAATTTAAACTTAAATATATTCCCAATGTGACATGTTTTTTATCGCCGGTTACAGGATGAATACCAGCATCACTATGAATATCTAATTTGTCTCCATGGTCATATTTATGAATACCCCACCAATTTTTAGTAGGATCATTTATTAATTCTTCACCAACTATATGAGAAATTTTTTGTAGAAAGTTTGTACTTGTTAAAATATCAAATAATGCTTGTGTATTTTCTGGTAATTTGTTTTTATTATGCAAAGTATACTTTTTTTCAAATGGATTATCATAGCGATCCCACTCATCGGTATTAATATTTAATATTTCTTGTTGAATTTTTAAAGCATAATTTTTTTCTAGAAAATCTTCCAAAATTATAAAAGGATAGGGAACCATTGATTGATAAGTTTCAGGAATAATATTAAGATTATACATAGTGTTTTATATATACAAACTAAATATCTTTAAAACAATTATGTAATCATTATAATATATTTAAATAGTATTTAATTATTAATATTAAAATACTATGAAAATAATACTATTTGGTTCTACTGGGATGTTAGGTAATTATGTATATAAAGTATTATCGGAAAAATATACAATAATAACTATAACACGTAAAGAATTTGATATTGAGAATGATTTATGGAGTAAGTTAGATAACTTATTGCAAAAAGAATATAATGATGTTCAAACACTTATTAATTGTGCTGGTATAATTCCACAAAACTGTTCTACATTAGATTGCAGAAAATATATTAGAATTAATACATTATTTCCGCATAAATTACAAGAACTATCTACAAAATATAACTATAAATTTATTCACATAACAACTGATTGTGTATATGATGGACAAAAGGGTAATTATAACGAAACAGATGTACATAGTGAAACAGGAATATATGGTGTTAGTAAATCACTAGGAGAACCCGAAGATGCTTGTATTATTAGAACATCTATTATTGGTGAGGAACTATTAAATAAAAAAAGTTTAATTGAGTGGTTGATTAGCCAACAAAATAAATCTATTAGTGGATATACTAATTATTTATGGAATGGTATAACATGTTTAAGTCTTGCTGAAATAATAAAAGATATAATGGACAATAATAAATATTGGGTAGGTGTTAGACATATTTTTTCTTCTGAAATAATATCAAAATATCACCTATGTGCTTATATAAATGAAATATATAATTTAAATATTAGTATTGAACCATTGGAAATATCATCTTATAAAAATATGTCTTTATATAGTAATAACTATATACCTTCGTTGTTTATTAAAGAACAAATAGTAAAACAACACAAGTTTGATTTAAAATTAGGATCTTATAAAATTCTGGAAGTTTGTAGATTTTGTGAAAATAAAAATATTGAAAATATTTTTGTTTACACTAATAATATACCTTTAGCAGGGGGGTTTTTAAAGAATAAAAAAGATTGTTTATATGAAAAATGTTATCCGTTATCATTTATGTATTGTAACGAATGTAAAACAAGTATGATAAAAGAAATAATTGAACCTAATAATTTATTTACTCAAATAAATAGTAATGGTTATTTTTATTATTCTTCTACAATATTATCTATTGTTAATCATTTTAAAAATTTATCACATATAATTAGGAGTAGGTTTACTGATAAGAAAAATATTATGGAAATAGGTTGTAATGATGGTGTATTTCTAAATAATTTTATTAATGAAGATTATATGTTAATAGGTATAGATCCTTCAGTAACAATTAACAATATCAGTAATTCAAAAATTATTAAATATAATACATTTTTTAATGATGAAATAACAGAAACAATATTAGCAAAACATGGTAAACAAGATATAATCGTAGCATGTAATTGTTTGGCACATATAGATAATATTAATTTAATATATAAAAATATAAAAAAATTATTACATGAAAATGGAGTTATTATAATAGAAGTTCATTATTTAAAAGATTTAATAGATTATTTAAATTTTGATTTTATATATCATGAACATATGAGTTATTATACAATAAATACGTTTATTACATTATGTAATAAACATGATTTGTATTTAGATAAGATTGAACATATAGCAAATCACGGTGGCTCATTGAGAGTGTATTTAAAACATAAAATAGACAATAAACTATTTAATGAAATGATAATTCCATATATTGAAAATGAGAATTCATTACGACATGATTTAATTAATTTTATAACTAAAATAGATTTATGGAAGAGCCATTTATTAAGTATAATAACAAATATAAAGAAACAAGACATACCTATCGTAGCATATGGTGCAAGCGGTAGAACAAATATGATAATAAGTTATCTTAATATATCATTTGATTATATTATTGATGATTCTGAAGAAAAAATAAATTCATTAATGCCTTTAAGTCATACATTAATAAATAGTAGTAATATTATATATACAAATAACAATATCACAACAATATTCATTTTGGCTTGGCCATATACAAAATTTATAGTAAATAATCATAAGCAATATTTAGAAAACGGAGGTGTATTTATCAAAGTATTACCAGAAATACAAGAGATAAATATAAATAACTATACAGATTTTATTAATTAGATTATTAATAATCTTGTCTTATTGAATTAATATTATTAATAATAATAATAATAATAAATGCACTCTTTAAATATATATGATTAATCATCTATTAAATGAAATTTTACTAAAATAATTTCTCACACAGCACCATTTTAAATCATCAAATCCTGTTGCTGTTCCGCTTAATTTAAAATCAAATGTATCACTTCCATCATAGTATAAACCATCGTATGAATTCTCAAAATCAATATTTGGAAAAACATAATGACATATTAAAGAAAAAATTGACTCATTTGCTCTTCTATCCCTATTAGATGTTGAATTTATAAATTTATCAATAAAATTTACTTCGTTATTTAAGTTTAATAGTGTTTCTTTATCAATAATGCATAAAGAACCAAAACAACCCGACCATTTATCCATACGCGATAAATTTTTAAGTGCAAATATTTGAAAATTTGGGTGAGCATTATAATAAGTTAATATATGATGAGCAATTAAATCAGTATGTGTGATAATATTATTATCTATATTATATTGTGTTTTTGGTTCTTTTATAATATTCCAATGAACGCGATGATTTGTAAAATGCCAAAGAAACATTACTGAATTAATTTCATCTATATTTTCTAACTTATTATTTAATATCATACTATCCTGCATACTTATTGCTTTATCAAATAAGTTAGTTTCTGCTAATACTTTAAAAGTTTGTTGGTCGCCCGAACCTTTTTTTAAACTTTTAATAATATGTGTTTTATCATACTTTTTTAATTCAATTTCTAAATTATAATTGTCGTCGGAATCATTAATTATAATAATATCATTATTTGGGTGATATTTTTTTACAGAAGATATACATCGGTGAAGCTGATTCAAATGTATATTTGTTCTAATAGAAGTAATTATAATAAATCCAAAAGTCATATATAAAGATATTTATCTGTAAGTATTTAAATAGTATTATTAATTAATATTATTGAAATAGTATAGTCATATTTATATAAGTATAATATGACTAAAAAATTTAAATTCAATTAACGATGATGTATATATATCTACATATATGAAGATATATAATTCTTCATCCAATTTACATTAATATATTTATCAAAAATATATTGTTGATTAGTTAAACATTTTATATACAAATCATTATCTTCTAATAACTTATTTACTTTTTCTATATAGTCTGCATCATTTTTAAATATAGTTTCTTCTGAAAATTGCTCAGGAAAAGGCCATACTAGGTCGCTATATTCACGAAAAAGTAATGATTTGGCAGTTAAAATTTCAAATGTTCGATTATTTGGACACCCAACGCCTAATAAATCTAATGAAATTTTGCTTTTATTTGTTTCATGTAAGAGTGTTTCATATGGTAATCTTCCTGGATTAAATATATGATTATTATTATGAGACATAATTTGTGTATATGTGAGTATTCTATTTCGTAAACATGGATATTCTTTATCTATATGATTAAATAAAGTGCCACACCAAAAAACTCTATTTAATTTATTTTCATTACCTACAAATGGGATTTTACTATCTATTGTTTCTATTATTGCTTTTACACCAAACGTTATAAACGGAAAAGGTATAACATTTTGCTGGTAATGTTTATTTTTATTATAATGTCGTTTAAAAAATAAATTTATTTTATTATTTTTTAATACTATATTTGGATCATAATCATAATCATTACTGTCGAAAATAAATACCTTCTTAAAATTATTATTATTGATTATTATTAACTCCTTTTCTAAAATATTCTTTATTTCTTGATTAGTTCTACTATCATATAAAGCTATAATTATAAATAAATAATCGTAATTTTTATCATTTATAATACTCCAATCTGTTTTCATTTCTATATTGTATTTTTGCAAACACGCCGTTCTATCAAATTGTATTCTATTTATAAAATAATCAGCTTCTGGAAACAATATTTTTAAACCCATGTCTTGATTTAAGCCATCAATAATAGCTATTTTCATAATTATATATAATTATAACTATTTATATTTAAATAGTTATAATTGTATATAACTATATACTCATTTTTAAATATGGATATCACAAGTCATATTATAGAATGCATAGAACAATCAAAACCAGTATCATTTTTAAAATATGGCGATGGTGAATTTTATTGTATGCGTCAATACAATGGAAGCAACTGTGACGGCGACAATTATACACATAAACTGTCTAGGGGTTTAATAGATTCATTTAAATTTCTAGTTGAAAATACGAATAATTCTTATATTGGTTTATGTACGTGGAATGCTAGTATAAAACCATATTATGAGAGTTTAGTGACTAAACTAGTTAACTGGGGCGACTATCATACAATATTATTTAATAAAGATAACGATATAATAAAAGCAAAATTATATAATACAATTAAAAAAAGCACAAGAAAGAAAATAATTCTATGTAATAAACTCTTAATTAAAAGTGTAAAGTTATTAAATTTAGACCATATAGTTTTTGTTCCTTTAAATAATTGGTTTGATAATAATTTTGAAAATATACTTAATCAAATTACCAATTTAATAGGAGAAGACAATAATCATATACTAATAACTTGTGCTGGTATGGGTTCAAAAGTGTTAATAACTGAATTGATAAAAAAATTTCCAAATGGTATATATTTAGACTTTGGATCAGCTTTAGATACTATATGCACTAAACATGATACGCGAGGATGGAAATATGGATATGATTATTATACCACCATGTTAAAAGATTGTTTGCCGGATGATTGGGAAGATGACCGTTATAATGTAATATATGAGAGTGCGAAAAATAATTTGGGCACACATTTATAATAAACATCATATTTCACGCTTCATAAAAACAGCCACAAACAGTAACATTTCCACAAACACCTAATTTATCAAAAAAAATAGTATTATTATATTTTATAGATTTTAAAAAATTTGAAAATAAGGTTTCATAAGAAATACAATTCTTCATATTGTGATAATTGTCTTTAAGAAATGTATCTAATGGATCTTGTATATAATTAGGAATTTTATATAAAACAGTAGATGTAGCGAGACCATCCGGTTTCCTGAAAATTATTGATTGATTATTGAAGATAGCATAATCAAAGTTATCATTTAACCAATAACGACCGCTAATTTTGATTAAATTGTTATAGCAAATATTATTCTCTTTTATATATAAAATAGCCTGAATGGTTAGAGTTCCTTCACCTAATGCTTTTGAAATACCAAAAATAGTGCTATGTAATTCTTTATTATTCCATAAATTTAAAATATAATCACATTCTTTTTCAAAATATAATTTTTCTTCTTCATTAAAATCAGTACATTCAACAAGTAGTATTTTATTATTTGGAATTTTTGCTTTAATAGATTGTATAGTTAGTTTTGTTTGTTCAAATCTTTCCTTACGAGAAAAAACAGATCTTGTATTACTATATGATAGTGGTTTATTTGGAGTATTTATTACTGATGTTATTAATACAAGATTGTCCATTTTATTATTATTTATATAATTATTTATATATAAATAATTATATATATATTTATATATAAATAATTATATAAATATATATATAATTATGACTTTAATACTAAGACATCACATAGGCGGTTTGTTTTCTATATCAACTGTTATATTATTTGAGATTATTAAACATAAAAAAAACAGTGGATTTAACCCTGAAATATTAAATTCTTCAAATACTTATTCATGGTATCGTTATACTAATAACGATATATTTTATGATTTTTTTAAGATATCAGATATCAATAAATTAAATAACGTATCATTGAAGGACTTTGAATATGAATTATATGGAGGTATACAATTTATGAATTATTCAACCTGTAAATTAGATGTATACTTCAAATATGCAGAAGTATATTTTAATTTATCAGATCACGTAATGAATATTTATAATACAATTATTAGTAAGTATAATATTGATTTGGAAAATACTTGTTGTTTATTTTTAAGAGGAAACGATAAAGCCACCGAGTGCCGTATTCCAAGCTATAATACATATATTATAAAAGCAACCCAAATATTGAAAGATGATCCTAATTTAAAAATTCTAATTCAATCAGACGAGAAAGAATTTATAGATGAAATGCGTAAAAATTTTAAAAACAACATAATATTATATGATGAAATACGTGTTATTAATAAAGATATACGGCGCACAGTAGACAATCATGGTTTAACACCTAAAATTAATCATGACTATGCTTTAAAGTTCTTGGCAATAGTATATATTATGTCTAAATGTAAACATGTAGTTTGTAATTCAGGAAATATATCATTTTGGATTTTGATGTATAGACAGCATTTTAATAATTTTGTTCAATTACATGGCTAATAATGGTAAATAATTTTTAATACTAAAAACTAGCAATCAATTCAATAAATTGCTCTCCACATTTTTGTGGACTTAAATTCTCCATTATGTATGCTCTTGGATTATAGGTTTCTAGTTTATTTATAAATTTATTATAACTTGTTTCAAATTCTTCTGCTTTATAAAAATATTCTCCACAATTCTCATCCCAATATGATATACTAGAACATGGAATGTTTGGATAATTTGAACCATATTCTTGAGACATAACACATGTATTCCATACTAATAAAGGAATATTGCACGATAATGCTTCTTGTATAGCAAATCCTTGACTTTCATGAGCGTCTATAATAATTCCATATTTTGCATTTTGTAAACAATTTAAATAATCCTCTTCATTATATTTTTTTTCATAATCAAATATTTTGTAACTAATATTTTTATTATTTAAAAAATGTTTCACATATTCGAGTTCTTGTGGATTTCGCCTTTTAAAATATATAAAAACTTCGTTTTTTTGGGAATGTTGATTAGGACAAAATTTCCCTACTTCTACTGGAAAAGAAAATACTTTAATGGGTATAATATTTTCAATACCGTGAATGTTTCTCCAACTGTTGGCCGCCCATATGCTTGGTTGAATATAAATAGAATTATTATATATATTATTTATGCCTAGCAATTTATTATTTGGAAAAATAGAAAAATGTGGACCAAATATAAATTTTTTAGAGGGATATAATGAAGTATTAATAGGATTATCTGGTGAATAAATTATATCAAAACTATTAATTTCATCAATACTTCCCACTTTATATTCATAATTAATATTGTGCAATAATAGCTTTAATCCTGTAATATTTTTATGATGAGCCCAACCAATTATTAAAATTTTCATAGTTATATAACTATATAATTACTTATTTATATAGTTATATAAATGATTTAACATATGGAATTCAAGTATTACATAAATAATATAAAGGTAATTTTTTAAAAATAAACATAAATAGAGATATATTATGAAAATAGTGAGATTGGGCAACACAGAATCGCATTTATTATTCATTTCATACATAATGAAATATGGTAATGAACCTCCCCAACTAAAAAAACAATTATCAAATATATTACGAAATTATACAAACTGGTTATATACAACTGCTGGTTATTATGATAAAGCAGTACAAGGCAATGCTATGAATTTTAATGATACCGCATTTACAAAGAATTATTTTGCATTTATAAACCATCTTGAAATTAGTATTGGTGGTTGCGAAAAAGCACAATTTTACATGGGAGAAAATATGATGCCGCTTTTTAATAAATATAAACTAGATTTTTTCAATAAATATAATATTATTAATTATCAATCTATGAATGGAAGTCATTTTTATGATAGAATAGATAGTATTTTTGATTATATGAGAGATAAAAAAGTATTATGTGTTTCTAGTTTTGATGGTCTTATAGAACAACAATATAATTCGGGCAATGTATATAAGATTTATGAAAAATTTCCAAAACTAGCATCTCTAAAAACCATTAAATTTCCATATTGTTTTTTAAATAATGGACCACATGCTAATTATCATGAAACGCTTGAATACATGTTTAAAGAAATTAAAGCTGTGGATTTTGATATTGTTCTCTTAGGATGTGGTTGTTATGGACATATGTTATGTCATAAAATACATAGTGAACTCAATAAAGATGCTATATATTTGGGTGGAAGTATTCAAACTATTTTTGGAATTTTGTCTGCACGCGAAAAAGAACATAGCAATTTACCTTATAATGAAAACTGGATTACTAAAATACCAGATGAATATAAACCAAGCAACTATAAAATGATTGAAAATGGTTGCTATTGGTAGTTATATTTAATATTGTGTATTATATATATTTATAGTTAACTATATAAATATATATAGTTATATTAGAATAAGAAAATGGTTAAAATTGATGTTATAACATATTGTTCTGGTTATGATTATAAAGTATTTGAACGATTTGTAGGTTCATTAAATGATACTGGATTCTCGGGAAAAATACATATAATTGTTAATGAGTTTGATAAACCAATAATTTTACGATTAAAAGCAAAATATAAAAATATTTACCCGGTAAAAGATAATTTATCAAAAACTACTCATATAAACTGTCATAGATTTTTTTGTATAGACACTTTGCTGTCCAAGTTAAAGTTGGATTGTGATTATTTACTATTATGTGATTCTAGAGATGTGCTATTTCAAAAAAATATAGAAGAATATCCTTATGATAAAGATGTGGATATTTATGGTTTTTTAGAAGGAATAACTTTTGAGAAAGAACAAGTGTATAATGCACCGTGGATTAAAATGATTGAGCAATTAGTTAATGAAAAAATATATGATAAATTATGCACTAATCAAGTTATATGCTGTGGAACAACAATTGGTAAAAATAACGCTATAATACACTATGTTAAAATGATGTGTTATTATATCAAAACTTACAATATTGTTTATAATCTCGATCAAGGATTACATAATTATATGTTATATTTAAATAAATTAGGATGTAATATTAAACTGCTTTCAAATATAGATAATTTAGTAAATACGGTTGGTAATGATGTACATAAAATTAATGACAATAAATTAATAGTAAATAAAAACAATGAACTATCTTGGATAGTTCATCAATATGATAGATTTTCAAAGGAAAATAGGGCAATAATCTCTATAAAATATGATTATACTTGCTAATTATGGTATAACTAGTATTGGCAAGACTAATTATATTATTTTTACCCAACTATTTGGAAATAAGTCTTTTACATTATTATTTGAACCATTCCATATACTTGGATAACATACAATTTTATTAGTGTTAACATTAAAATAGGCTCCCCACCAACTGAAAGTGCTATTGGCTATTATATTATGATTAGTCAAAGACATTAATAGTAGTTGTTCGTGGTCTGGAATAGCATAATCACATATTACAATTTCAATAGAAAAACAGTTTTTTATGTTTTCAATAGCCTGCGTTATTTTTTCATTGTCACAAAGTTCTCCAAATATTAATAAATAATAGTTTTCTTCAAAGTTAATTAATTGTGATTTTAAATAATGAATACAATTAATATAATAGTCTATGGGTATTATTGGATGCATTGCTGGATTTTTTAGATAATCACCTATTCTAAAGTGTATGGTTATTGGTTTTTTTATACCATTAAATAGTGATTTATATTTTTCATAAATTTGTGTTTGTTGATTTGTTAAATTAATCAGTTTGCATATATTGGCGTATTGACTATCAAAATATTTATAACTTTGATAATATCCATATAATTTGAAGTCTTGATTTATTACTGGTATTTTATTAAATCTAAAATGTGTTTTTTCTATATAAGTTGGAATCATTGGGTCATTTTGATATGTAAATGATGAGAGATTGCTAAGAAAATTTAACCAATATGTAGGACGTTTACTAATATTATCAAGAGGAGAGACTAGATCTAGTTTATTAGCACTTATTTTAAATGGAATTCTGTTTTCAAATGAATATGCAATACCACAAAAAATTTGGAATAGTTGATTACCAAGTCCGCCCATTATATGAATATAAATCATAACAAACACACTTTAATAAAATTAATATATTATCTTTAATAAAAAATAATATATTAATAACAGTAATATATATAATAAGTTAATATAAATATTTAAATATTTATTGCTATTTCTAATTATAATGTATGATAATTTGGTTAAAACAATATTAGAAGAAGAGGAAGGTGCTCTTATTAATCCGTTATATATAAATAGTGAAAATACTAATAGTGGTGGTCTATGTAATGCTTCGTTATGTTATCATAATAATAAAGTACATGTAATATTACGTAGTGTTCAATATACTATACATTGTTGTGAAGGCGAAGAGAAATTTCAAAGTATATATGAAGGTCCGGTATCATATTATCATGGTGATAATGATTTAACATTAAGAACAATTAATTATTATTGCACGTTAAATCCAGATACATTAGTATTAGAACATTATACTAAAATTGATACCTCTAAATATGATTGTCAACCATTATGGTGCTTTATAGGACTTGAAGATGCAAGAATTGTAAATTGGAGTAATAAATATTATGCTATTGGTGTTCGGAGAGATACAACAACAAACGGACAAGGAAGAATGGAATTTTCCGAATTAGAAATTTCGGGAACACAAGTATATGAAATAAATAGAACTAGAATTGAGTCATCTAACCCTACTAACTATTGTGAAAAAAATTGGATGCCAATTAAAAACAAACCATATCATTTTGTTCGCTGGTCTAATCCTGTAGAAATAGTTAAAGTTGATTTAGAAAATAAAATAGCAAAAGTAGTATATAGTAATAATAAAAAATTTAACTTGCCATATGAATTGCGAGGTGGTAGTCAATTAGTTGAATGGGATAATAACACTTATTTATCAATAGTTCATGAATGTGATTTGGTTCCTCATAATTTTAATGGTTATAAAAATGCCAATTATTATCATAGATTTGTAGTGTGGAATAAAAATTTATCAATAAATCACATAACTGAAAGCTTTAATTTTATGAGCACTAAAATTGAGTTTTGTATTGGTTTAGAAATTATTGAAAATAATGTATTAATTAGTTTTGGGTATCAAGATAATGCTTGTTATGTTTTAAAACTTAAAAAGAACACTTTAAATAATATATTATGGAACAAATTAAAATCTGTTTAAAAAAATATATAAGTGAACCATGTAATCCAATCTACAACTATGATTTAGCATATAGTTATGAACAAGAAAAACAATATTCGGCAGCATTTAGTTATTATTTACGATGTTCTGAATTTACCAAAAATAATGTGCTTGCCTGTGAGTCGTTATTGCGATGTTCTTTTTGTATACATGCACAAAACCATCGAGATGCTAAAGAATTATATTTTATTAAACTCGCACTTTGTGCTTGTCCAAGTTCACCAGAACCATATTATATTGCATCATTATATTTTTCTTATAGATCATCTAATATTCCCGAAAAACGCATGTGGTTAGATTCTTATATGTATGCTTCGTTGGGACTAACTATATTAGAATCGGGACAGTTATCTAAGTTTATACATCCAGTTTATTGCAATAAAACTGAGTTTTATTATCAAAAAGCACTTTGTGCAAAACATCTTGGTAGACTAGTAGAAGCAAAAACACTATTTAAAATAATATTAACACAATTAGATAGTAATGCTCATTGTTTTGAAGTATTTAAAAATATTTGCCATGAACTGGAAGAACCAATTGATAAACTTAGTAATAGTTATAGTTTTATAAGATATAAAACTTTTAGTGAAAAAAATTATGAAGAGCAAACCATTAACCAAGTAAATTAATCAAACATCACCATAAAATTTTTTAACAATCGGATTGCACAATATTTTTGTATAATCAAAATGTGTTAAATATAACCCATTTAATGATTTTACACGAGATAACGCTACATATGTTTGTCCATATGCAAAAATATTACTTCCAATATCAATAATAGCATTATCTAATGTTAATCCTTGTGCTTTATGAATTGTAATAGCCCACGAATATATAAGAGGGATTTGACTAACTGCAACACGCTTATTGTGTTCTGATTTCCAAATAAAATTAGTAATTACAATAGGATTAATAATATTATTGAATTTTACGCATGGCATATTTTTTTCATTAAATCCTACTACTGTACCTTGACTTCCATTTGCAATATGTAATTCACCACATAATGTTATATTTGCTATGCACATAACTTGTGTTCCCACTTTTAATTTAAGTGTTTTCTCTGCAATAATGTTGTTTGCTAAAAACTCATAATCTTTTTTAAGTCCATTATTGCTTTTTAGATATAATTCAAATAATAATCTAGTATTTTCTACATTATTATTACCATTTTTATTACCATTATTATTGCCATTATTATTATTAGTATCATCATTTTCTGATTTATCATTTAGATCAATATATGTTAAGTTATATTCAAATTCTCTGAAACCATTTTCTAGCTTCATGTATTCTTTATTGTTAATTGTTTCAACATCTCTCTTAATTGGTGATAGTATAGTTAATACTTTCTCTTTTTTTAATTGCTCTAATTTAGTTTTATTAATGATACGAGACTATAATGCTGCTTGTGCTGATGGACTAATTTGTCCTTTTCTAATATATTTCAACACCTTTACAAATAGTTCATCACTTTGCCTAAAAATTGTTTTCAGGACTATTTGATTGGTTTTTGAAAATAATTGGTTCCATAATTCGTGTTGAAAACAATACATAGATTCTTCTTTTTCGACAGCGTTAGAGAATACCGGAGAGAGTTGATAAAAATCACCTGTAAAAATAACTTGTAGTCCTCCAAATGGAATAACACAGTTATAATATTTTTTAGCTATAAGATCTAACAGTAAAAATATTTTTAATGACATCATACTAACTTCATCAATAATAAGAATTTCTAACTTCCTCCAATTTTTTAATTTATGTCTGTTTTTTGTAAATAACTCATTAACTATGTCTTCATTTTTCTTATTTGCTATTCCAATTCCAGAAAACATATGTAATGTTGTTGCTTTACATTCTAACAAAATGGCAGCACAACCTGTTAAGGCACATACTTTTATATTTTTATTATTGTCTTCTGCGTGTTTTACAATTGATTTAATTAAAAATGATTTTCCAGTTCCACCGGGACCTGTTATAAATAAATTCTCTCCGTTAACATATTTTTCAAAACAAATTTGTTGTTCTACACTTAGTATAGACATTATTAATAATATATAATTAATAATGTATTAACATTCAATTTTATAACTTTTATAACTTTTATAATTTTTATAATTTTTATAATTTTTATAATTTTTATAATTTTTATAATTTTTATAACTTTTATAATTTTTATAACTTTTATAATTTTATAAAATTAATAACTTAGATTTATTAATTTTTAAACCTCTAAATTTATAAATTATAAAATTGATTTAGTTTTATAACTTAAAAGCATACATATATTATTACTAGTAATAATAACTATGGAGAAGCGTATTAATGATAAAATTTTGGTTTATATAGATAACATGAAATCATCAATTAAATCATATATTGAAGAAAATGATAAACTCTTGTTTGATGATAAGAGCGAACTTGTAAAATTTGTATATGATCTAGATAGACTACAGATTACAAAAGAAGATTTTGCTAAACGCAAGCGTTCTAAATCGGTTGTTCCTTATTATAATAGATGCATTGCTAAAAAAGCATGCGGAGAACAATGCACGCGAAAAAAACAAAATGAATCGGAGTTTTGTGGTACACATGATAAAAATCGCCCACATGGAGTTATCAATTCGGATCCCGGAACAGCAACTACAAAAAATGTTGAATTGGAAATTTGGTTACAAGAAATTAATGGTATTATGTATTTTATTGATAAAAATAACAATATTTATAAAACAGAAGACATAAAAGAAAATAGTAAAAATCCTCAAATTATTGCAAAATATGAAAAAGAAAATGATGTTTATAAATTTTTGACAAGTTATACTAATTAACTATAGTTAATTATTTTGAATATTGCCAAAATAAAATTGAATATACAAATTTATTTTTTTAATTAGTTATTATGTTGTTAATAGAATTATTAAAATTATTTTCATCCCAATTAAATATTAATGAAGATGAATTTAATATTATTATTGCCAACAATAATATTAAATTAAACCAACGTTTAACTCTTGAAAAAAAGGAAAAAAAGGAAAAAAAGGAAAAAAAGGAAAAAAAAGTACTAGATAATACAACGCCAAGCATTAATATTAATAATGAAGAAGTAACGCATAATGTTAAAGAAAAACGATCACGGGGCAGACCAAAAAAACAGTGTAATGTTGTTACAGAAACAAATAATATAGACGAAGATGTTAATTATGAAATAGTAGAAGAGCTAACTTATGATAATAAAGTTTATTATAAAACAGATAAAGGTGTTTTGCTAGATACTAATTATAATGCTCAAGGAGTTATTGTTGATGGGGTTGTATTAATGAAATAATATTAATTTTACAAGTTTAATAATAAGCAAAAAAAGTTTATGCTTTTTTTTGTAGTTTTATAATATTAATACTTCAACACACAAGAGTTGTATAGACTATTTATTCTGAATTTTCTGGGTCACTGCTAACAACTTTAGACTTCCATTCCTCTTTTTCCTTGTCTCCAAGCGCCTTCCACATGGCACCAAGTTCGGTCATGACATCTTGGTTCTTGTATGTAGCACCATCTGCTGAAAGCTTGGCAATTGCATCCTCTCGCATTGCTTTGCTGAAGATAATATACCCGCTTGTGCGCTTTTTCTTCGGTTTTTCATCATCCGAAGAACTATCTTTCTTGGCAGACTTGGCAACCTTAGCAACCTTGGGTTTCTTTGTTGGCTTGTCTTCAACAACTACTTCGCTTGCATTAGAATGATTAGCAAGCAAGAGCGCAAGTTGCTTCTCAAGGAGCTCAACGCGCTGAACAATCTGTGCATTGGTAACGGTCGACATTGTTATATTAGTATACAAAGAATAGTATTTAAAAAAAGCAATTCAATTTTATTAAAGTATAACAAAATATTGCATAAAACTATTATAATTACTTTCATTTAGTTAATATTAACTAAATGAAAATAAACGACACTGGCGAGGTTCGAACTCGCGCGAGCAATGCTCAATGGATTAGCAATCCATCCCCTTAACCACTCGGGCACAGTGTCACAAAAAAACGGTGGTAGCAGGGTTCGAACCTGCGCGGGCTATGCCCAACAGATTTCAAGTCTGTCTCCTTAACCGCTCGGACATACCACCATATATGTAAAATTACATATACTATAAATAACTATTATTCTTTTAAGTTGTTTTTATAAA